GGACCAGATGCTCCTGGAGGTCCAGCCGACCCGGAGGGTCCGATCGGTCCAGTCGGTCCGGTGACGCCTATCGGACCTGTAGCACCGACGGGCCCGGTTGCTCCTACTGGACCAGTGGTTCCCGCAGGACCAGATGCTCCGGGAGGACCGGCAGGACCAGATGCTCCGGGAGGACCGGCAGGACCACTGCCCGATCCTGGTGGTTGCGTAGCATCGGCAAAGCTAAGTTCTGCCCAGTTGCCACTCGCATCACACTGATAGGTCCCGATGCTCTTGTGGCTAACGGTTCTGCTAGTTCCTCCAAGAAGAACAAGGCTCGCTGAGTTAGTGAGAACGATCGGACTCGAGGTAGATGTCGGAACAAAAGTGACTTGCTTAGTAACACCGAGGGCGACGCCATCACTCTGCGGCGATGGCCCGAAGCTGTTGATTGTTCCGTTGCCGGATATTACGACTTTGTTTGTGTCTATGCTGTCGTCCGGAGGCGAGATCGCGACCGTGGACGCAACCGGCAGAGTTACTGTCGGAGAGTCACCAAGCGCGCACGTCCACGGAACGATCGGCATCTTTACGGAACCGGCTGAGCAGTACCGAACGGAGTGATCGTGCCGGCGACCGCTTCGCCAGCAACAATGGAGACATCCATGAGAGTAACAAGCTCAGTGACGCCCGAGCCGAGGTCAGCGTCGGCAGTTGCGGAGATCTGCACCTGGCCGGTCTTGCCGAGGCTCGTCATCCGGCACTTCATGCTGTTGCTGTCGTCGACCGACACGAGGACGATGGACTCATCCGAGCTCGTCCAGGTCACGTCGCCATCGACCGCCGCAGGGTTGCCTCCTTGGTCGACGTAGGACACCTGCAGATCGATGTAGTAGTCAATGGGCATTGTGAACACGAATGGTCCTCCTGTTTCAAGTATGAGTGGGCCGGACTTGATCTTCAGACGAGGTACGATTGTGGCCGGCTGAGCCTGCTCGACAATGAGCCGCAGCGGCGTGCCGAACGATATTTCGAGCTTATTCACGTCTTTGACTTTTCATAAGAAATGTGCGAAGATATGAGTGCGAATGCATGACGCATTTTGCAGGCTGTTTGAAAATGGAGTCGAAACAATGAGCTTGATCATTGAGCACTACGATTGCGGCGACGAGTCGACTGGCTGGTACGTCTACGATGACGAACGCCACGGCGAATGGCCAGCCAATCAAGCCGGACCATTTCGCACGAAAGCTGACGCCGAGAAGTTCAAGCGTAATCCAAAATGGCGCACGATGAAAGAAGTCATTGCTTCATCGTTCGACATTCGCTGGCGGCGTTAGCGCGCGCGTCAAGGGAGCGGCCTTCGGGCCGCTCTTTTTTTATCTGAGTGATATCACTCCTGGCTCGATGAAGTTTAGCAGCGCCAGTATGAGCACAAGAACACCAACAACAATAACAACAACCCGGGCCACACGGTGAAAGGGCTCTGGGATCGGCACATTATCGATCAGCCATATGAGCAACCAGATAATGATGCCGATGATTATGATGTAGATGACGAGATGGATCAGAGCAGCAATTGTCATAGTGACCTCCCTAGGCGATTAGAGTCGATAGATCAACTTCCTTCTTCTGCGGGATCACTGTCAGAGAAAAAGCCATGGCGAGCGCCACGATACCGTCTATGCGACCGGTGCTGCGTACTTTGTCGAGCTTGCGCGCATTGGTCGGATCGCGCGTCACCACCGCATTGGCCGCGCACATAGACAGAACCGGGTGCCCGCCATGGCGAAGTCGGCCCTGTACGATGACACGTTCTAAGATGTCGACTGCAGGGCCCATGTCCTTATAGCCCTGCCCGTGAGGCACCAGATTTATGTCACAGCCGATGTCGTCCAGCTGCCGCTTGAAGTCGTTGATGCGCCAGCGGTCGAAGGCGAGTGCCTTGATCCGCGTCTGGCTGTGGATCATCGCGGCCTTCATCGCGATGACTCTTGGGTCTGTGCTCGTGCCCGCATGAATAATGAACTCCTGCCGCGCCCAGACGTCATAGGGCACGTTTTCCATCTTGGTCCGCTCGCGAATGTCGCCGGGCACCCAGAAGTAGGGCACACAGTGGAAGATGCTATCATGATCTTCGTAGAGAATGACCAAAGAAGACAGGTCCCGGGTCGCACCAAGGTCGAGACCTGCAAATACGCGGGAGCCGGGAGGAATGTTTGGAGCCCCAGCGTTCAGCACCCAATCCGAGCGGTTAATGAAACGCGCTTCGGCAGCGACCCGCTGATTGAGGATGAGATTGCGGAAGGCGGACTCTTGGGAGGGCATTCGTTGCGCCTGAGCCGCAAGGCGCTGGACATCCTCGAGCGAACGGAAGTCGCCGAGGGCAGGATTAGCCTTTTTCCACGTCGAAAGTTCCCACGGATCATCGTCTTCGTCCGCAGCATACATCGTGAGATGGAAGGAGGGGTCCTTCACCTCACCGGCATTCACCTTCCTGCCGTAATCGATCAGTTGAGACATGGGCGCTGTATCCTCAGCAGCCTGTGTCGAGATGACGAGCAGCAGCGGGTTTGCACGGGCACCAAGAGCAGTGTCCATGGCATCATAGAGCTCTCGGTTTGCAGCCTGGCCTAATTCATCATAGACGACCAAGGATGGGTTGAGGCCCATCTTTGTTGATGCTTCTGCGGAAACCGCCTGGTACAAGGACTCCGTTTCTAGATCTTCGATCTTGCGGTGGAAGCGGCCGATGTTGGCGCGGAGAAATAGGTACTTGTGCCGGCGGACCATCGCCGACATCTCATTGAACACCTTTGACGCCTGGAAGCGATCGTTGGCGCAGGAATAGACCTCGCCGCGTTCTTCTGCTTCAGGGCCCATCAGGTGACATAGCGCGAGGGCTGCGGCGAGCTGGGTCTTACCGTTCTTACGTCCCATACTCAAGACGGCAGTACGGACAGGCCGCTTACCCTTCTTGTCCTCGACGTAACAATCGCGGATGAATGCCTTCTGAAAGGGCCGCAATATGAGCTTATCGCCCGCCTTCGATCCCGAACTGACGGTCAAGTCCTCGCAAAAGGCGATAACTCGCTGGGCACGTGACAGGCCCTTCCGCTGCCATGGCTGTATCTTATTCGCGGCACGAGCACGCTTCTCGAGCGTAACCTCGGTGCCGATCCCGCGGAGCCCCATTCGATCACCTCCTTAGGCCTCCTCAGTGACCTCAGGGAGGTTCACACGGGGGAGGGTAACCTTGACTTTCCGACGCTTGCTTGAGGCAAGCACCGTCTTCAGGGAAGCTCCGCCACCCAAAGTGTTGGGTCGGGGGAGGTGGATGAACCCAGTCTTTGCCGGAGGAGCATCGTAGACCTTCATCCTGAGTTTCCGTCGCCACATGCTTTTGTCCGCTTCTGCACGACTTGTCATCTCCACCCCCCAAATGCTGCACAAATGATAAAGGCGATATACCCAACCTGAGCCGCGAGGCTCCCGCCGAAGATTAAGAAGACCAATCCCCAGATACTGACGTTATTGGCGGCTAGCCCATAGCCTGCAACTGCACCAACCCCGGCGAAAATGAGGGAAAAAGACGCAAAAGCGGTCATTTGAACCCTCCATCTACGGGCGGTTCGACTCCATAACTTAAGTATTGGACACGGTTATAGACAGAAATCCTACCAGAAGAAATGTTTTCTAAAAAGGTCAGAAGTTATAGGTAAGAATTTGACCGCCCAGCCGGCGCCGTGGCCGTCATCTTAGCATTTCTTTCTAGCCCCCCCGCCTTTGTTGCCGATATAGCCCTGATGGAGCAACTTCTTTGGATATCGATGTCTTGTCTTGTAATTTTATTCCGCACAGAAGATCCATCATTCCTTTTATCCGATCGCGTTTTGTTCGCTCTACGTCCACGTATCCGAACATCAGAATATCTTTCTCGGGAACGGCACGATCGCAAACTTACGTCTTGTTGTCCATTACTTTGGTTATCAATCCGACCTCATCACAGGAATGACTTTACGTGGACACGTTGATCAGCCGATGATCACCTTACCCGCTTGCCATTTCCTTTTTAGATTATCAGTCGCCCAGGCATCTGCAAATCATCTGAACAACAAGACGATGAGCACTGCGAGAAGAACGCAGTTGAGAACATCCAAGATACCAGTGACAGACATGGGCGAACTCCTGTCCATTCAGCCAATGATCAGCTTGCTAGCAATGTCGATCGGTCGCGGATGATAACGTTGGGTCCGCGGTGGAATTGGTTTGTTGGGGTTGTTCGCAGGATGCATCGGATCGACGGGCCAACCGTCTACACCGATCTTCGAATTATAACCCCGTTTCTCTTCACGCTGTTTCTTGCTTTCGTGGTGATGCGCACACAACGATTGCACGTCGCCCAACCAGAACAGCTTTTCATCCCCGTTATGCGGAATGACGTGATCGCAGATGGTTGCCGGAACATGTTCGCCTTCCTGCAAACAGAAGACACACAACGGATGGACTTTAAGCTGATGCTTAGCGCGACGTCTCCACTTCTGGAGAGTGTACCAACGGTGATGCGGAAGCTTGTTCTTTCTTCGTCTTCGCATCCGAGCCTAATTTTCCACACTGAATATCGCAGAATTTATACTCAAACGCCACGGTTGTCAACGGCACTCGTGCCAGTGTCGCACGCAGCGCACGAATGCCGCAAATCAAACGATCTTCTGCCAGTTCGTGCAAGACGTTCATGCTTTCGCGTCCCATCTCACGGATCATCATCCGGTACATCTTGTTGCTCAGATGAGGAAACCCAGTGCTAGTTCCGAAGAACTGGACACGTTCACAGACAACGATCGCACGCGGACCTAAGTTCGGCGCCAACTGCAGAAATGAAAAGAAACGCAGCAAGTGATCCCGCGTGATCTGTTGGCGCAGATACAATGCACCTGCAAGACAGCACGACAATGGGTCTTTAGCTTGCCTTGCTGTCAACCCAAAAGCAATCTGCCGCTTAGCACGAACCCAATCGACATCCTGCTCAGAGCGCCTCAGCGGTCGAAGCTTCCCTCGAGCATTGCGCTCGCCCGGTTTACGCGGTCGTCCTTTTCGCAGCATGCTTCGAGCTCCTAGCGCCTTTTTAGCACGACAATTGCCGCTAGCGCAACCGCCAAAAAGCCCCCACAGGCTCGAGAGCCATGCGAGGGCTTTTACGGGAACGGCACTAAGCTTCCGTAGGATCAGTGACGACTTTCCATTCCGTCACCATGTCCATATGCCTTTCGTAATTTGCTTTGATCTTGTCGATTGCCAACTGACGCGCGTCACGTTTGCTAGGTGCAAACACGAGGACGCTTTGAGTTCTCATGTTTGGATGTGAGGTGCAACGCAAGACAGCAACGTAACGCTTGATCTCGCCGAGGTAATGCGTTGCCTTGATCATTCCTTCACCTCCTCCGCCATATCAGCGAAGCAAGCCTTGTACCCGTCGTGGTAAGCCTGATTGATCATGCCAGCGACAACTTCTGCCAGCGCATCATTCGGCTCCACGCCTGCAGTTTCGAGGACGCTGTAGATCGCCTCATACAAGACCTCAGTTTCTTGATCCTCACGAGTGTTGCCCGGGATGTCACTCACGTTGCATCCGGGCGGCATATTCCAACCAGTCACTTCTTGTTCTCCTTTCTTGATGTTCCGATAAGATTGCCACGGCTATCGTAGAACTTGGTCGTATCGCCATACGTGGTCGCCGACCCAGCCGATTTTCCATCGGGCGTATAAAACCGCGTTGTCGGAAAATCGCGTTGCGCTGTAGACGCGGCTATGAACACAAGCGCAACAAGAATGCTCCTCATGTCGCACCAAACCGTTTCTTGAGATTTTCCCTCCGAAGGACCAACCCAGTTCGGTTTGAGACGCCCGTTTTTGTGAAGATGCTGTTGAGGTGCGCTTTGACTGTCCCATCGGTGATCCCAAGTTCACGCGCGATCACTTTGTTCGGTATTCCTTGAGACGCGAGCAATGCGACTTGTCGCTCACGCTCCGTCAACTGTAGACTCACTCCAACCTCCTCAATTTCGGCATGATTGCCGCTCATGCCCAGATGTAAAGTCTGGGCATGCACTGCATCATGTTTTCGGCTCGATGATCGTATGACGCAACATATGGGCAACAAAGATGTATGCCGCCCGCTCCGCTAACATACGTTCCTTACCTCGTTTCGTGACTTGCCTATCAAGTTGCAGCATGTCATTCGCCTTTTTCTCGAGATAATCCGCCAACGAGGCAAGACTCTCGAACTTATACGTGACGGACATTTCACTCGATCTCCGTCACAACGCACTTGATCTTCTTGGGCTGGCCGCTGAATGCGTCCTGCCGCACGTAGAGCGAATTGATAACCGCGTCATCGTCCCCCTTGAAACGGTACCAGTTCTTTGTGGTCTTCTCGAGCTCGAGCTCGACCACGATCTCATTGTTCTTCTTAGTCGCCATTTGATCTTCTCTCCTCAATCGGCATGATTGCCGCGCATGCTCCCGAGGAACGAGGCACCAAACCCCGGGAGCATGGACTGCAATCATTCAGGAGAATGATTTGCAATTAGTTTTTTCGATTGACACCCCAACGCCTCCTTTCAAATGTTAAAAGGACAAGGCGATCCGCGTCAACGACTATCTTGCTTCACTTCTTGAGCTTGTACTCGATCAGTTCAGCAGATGTTTTCGTTACGAGCCGGTCGTCCTGCCGCCACTCATAGGTGTACTTCACCCAATGATCGATCTTGGGCGCGAACCAATACGTCAGCGTAGTGACGTTCACGGTGAGTGGCTGGTTGGGCGAGTTGTACCTCAACACCGACTCGATCTGGTAGGTGTCGAACTTACCCGCCTTCACCGTCACCTCGTCCTCACTCAGAACCTTGTTCTCATTCTTCTCAGGACGAGGCTCCGAGTATTCGGGTTGAAGCTGCCAGCTCGCCATCGGCGTAGTTGATCGTTGATCGCCAACGCTGATGGAGTCAGAAACGCCTCCGCCGGCGTTAGGATCATACTTCCAACCATTTCCCTCGATCAGGTTCCAGTTCCTATCGTAGGTCTGGATCGAATGGCTATTGAAGCCACGGATCTGGAAACCAAGCACGATCTGGTCGTTCTTGATCTCGTTGACCGTTTGCTCACTGATGTTCTTCCTGCCGGTGATTTGATCGGTGACGGTGTATGCCCAGGTCGAACCGACCTTGGCATGTACCCGATTATCGTCAGCGGCAATTGCTACAGCAGGCACGATCGCGACTGCTGCAACAAACAACACACTTCTCATTTTCTTTTTCTCCTCGGTGCGGGATTGCACCGCGATGCCCACTGCTCTGACCAATGGACATTCGCTGCAATCCTACGAGCACGTCAATTCCTCGAGGACCTTGCACTCATGATGGCATGTGGGATGCCCGTTCTGGTCCATGACGTGCGACTTGTCACGACTGTCCAACGACCACTTGCCGTTGATGCAGCCCCACAACTTCACGTCCTCGCCCCAAATCCTCAGGGCGCGTTCCTCCGCCTCGTACTTCGTCAGCACGTTCACCTCCTCAGTGACGAACGTTCATCTGGCAGACGAAACGCTTCCTACCAATCGTGAGGTCGGCGTAACCCTGTGTAGCTGTACAAAGCTCGACCGGTTCTCCGTCTTTAGTTGTCGTTACGAACTTATAGCGGCAACCGTCTCCGAACTCGACGTTGGCGAACGTGTCGCCTCGCCAAGTAATTGTGCCGCCCTCCTGTGTGTCTTCATTGGGAGTGGTAACAGTGACAGGAGAGGTCTTGCGACCATCCTTGCACATATAGGTGTAGCTCTCGGCGTGGGCCGTAGCAATCGTAGCTAGAACTGCTAAGGCTGCAATCAGTGTGTACTTTCGCATAGTCTCCTCCATTTCCGGCATGATTGCCGATCATGCTCACGCGCCTTGACGTGAGCATGGACTGCAATCACTCACTTGACATGTCCAACACAGCGGAAAACAAATCATCTGCTGCGATGATTTGTAACAGGCGCACGGCGAGTTCGGTTATGCTCACGCCATATTCCCCAGCCACACGTTCCAATGAAGCTAGAGCTTGCTCAGACACCTGCAGTGTCTGATACTTATTCATAGCCGCCGACAACCGATCGATCCGTCCTTTCCTACGCAGGGGTATTCCATTCTGGCTGCATCTTACACGAAGTGAGCCGATCGTGGAACCGAACTCAGTAGCAATCTGCTCCGGCGTAAATCCCTGCTCCAACAGAAATGGAATTTGGGACAGCCGTTCCAGTGTAAACTTCCTAGGTGCCGCCATTTGCTTTAGCTCCTCCTTTGTTCGGCATGATTGCCGATCATGCTCAGGGCCTTACCTGAGCATGGGCTGCAATCAATCGCGTACCACCTTTCCTGAAAACCTCTCGAGCGCCTGCATGACGAACCGCGCCATGCCGATCCAGTTTGCTTTCTGGTTCAGGTTCATGGGCGCGTCGTTGAGATACAACTGGTTTGTGTCAACGTTGTACTCAATCTTGATGGTCACGTATTTCTTGTTGCCACCATCACGCTCCATGACAGGAACCAACCCATCAACGTACTCGTTTCTATTGGCCATAACAGTTTCTCCTTGTGTCTAGGCCCGGCAGGATTGCCGATCATGCTCAAGGAACGTCCCTGAGCATGGGCTGCAATCATCGATGTCCTGTCGCCCACCCGTACTGGTTACTCAATCTCACCCAGATGCAGAAGTCTCGTTCCGCCTTGGCCTCCTCCTCGGGTGTCATCGGTATCACCTCCTCGGGAGGAGTCGGGTTCATCGGCTCAGCTGCAATGATGCAGTAAGCGGACTCGATGCCATCACTCAAGGCCCGATCCACTAGTTTCCATTTAATTTTCGGGAGGACAGGGCAAGCTGCCTCCCGATAACTCCTGATATCGCGGAGATCAGTGCATCCCTTGACATCATTGCGAAACATCAGGACATCTCCCTTGTGAAGCTCGTTAGCCGTAGCGGCAGATGTCGAGATCGCTAAGGCCAAGACAATTAGTAATCTCTTCATTTTTTTCTCTCCTTCTTCGGCATGATCGCCGATCATGAGCAAGCGCATGTCCTGCTCATGGGCTGCAATCATTCCTTCGGCAACTTGCGTTGCTCGGTCACACCTCCTTGCAATCGGACGCGATCCCCAGCGAGTCGCCCCGCGTGAGTACCGATCCCGAAGCGTTGACGCATCGGCTTTCTTACGCGGACGTCCTTAAGCAATTCATCCGCAGCAGCGAGTGATTGATCGATGACGACCAAGGCCATATGCGCAGGTATTTCGTTGCGGGTCTTCGCAACGATCTCGCAGCAGCGCTCGTAGACGCGACGAGCGCAGGCTTGTTTGAATGATCTACGCAGGTCAGCACGACCAGCTCTACCGAGCGAGCCGTTGTAGTTGCGCAACGCCTCCTTGTACAGAACCTCGACCTGCGAGCACACCCACAGGAACGTCTCGCCGCAGGCATCGATGTTCTCCGGCTTGCCGACGAACTGATGCGCTCCGGTCAGCTTGCGCTGAACCGAGCGACAGTTGAACAACTTGGCAGCTGACATCGCAACGAGGATTTCCCATTGGTCACCTCGGTCGACGTTCATCCACTCGCCCTTGATCGCCTCAACGACTCGGTTCTCCTCGACGTTTTGAATGTCGTGCTGGAGCATCAGGCGTTGCGCCATCTCGAGCGCGACGAGCTTCTCATTCTCGGTCGCGCCTTTGTCGTTCGCGAGCCTGAAGAGCTTGCGAATTTTGTCCATTACGTTTTCTTTGGTCATCGTTACCTCTCGTTAGTTCGGCATGATCGCCGATTATGTGCAGGCGCATTGGCCTGCACATAGGCTGCAATCATAATCCCATCTTCCCGAGCCAATCAGCGACCGGTGGCTATCTGATCGGCTTAGTTAGTCTGAGCTCGTAGAAGACCGGACCTGAGACGCCGATCTCGCGAGTGGTGATCTGGATGGTCTTGTCGACTATCTTGGCACTGGCCTGAGCGCCGAACATGCTGCAGCCTCGAGCCGTACCAAGTTGGGCGCTGATGCCTGCGAGGGCCCAGTCCAGAAGCTCCTCCCGCTTTATGTCCTCCAGCGCCTTTGATCTAGTCAGCGACTTCATTTCTCGTCTCCATCGGTTTGAATTACGAACGTGTCGTCTATCTGAATGACCCCATCTTCCCAGCGCAGTCTGGCCCGATGCCGCGTTCGACACTCTCAGGCACTGTGAGCTTGCGCCCGCAACGTCCGCACGAACCTTCGTGCCATATCTGCGCCTTCGGGGGCATCTGACCCCGCAACAAATGACGCCAGACGTAGTCGATCGCCTTAGCCGAAGGCGCATCCTTGCTGATGTCGCCCGGTTTCGGGTTCTTGCGTCCAATCCACAGAATGTTTCGAGCAATGCGCCCGAGCCACGTGTAGCTGGCGGTATTATCGGGCCCGGTCAACAGACCCACCATCAACGTCCCGTCGGTCACAGGCTCGCCTGTTTCCTTGTCACGAGGCGTTGAGACGCGGTAGGTGAAGCGCGTTCCTGTCGCCTCGCTCACCAACGTCACCGTCGCACGCCCGGCAGTGATATACCGCCGCGCAGCAACCACGTCAGTGATCCGCCCGCGCATATCATGATCCACCTCCTCGACCCACGGCTCAACAGGTGCCGGCGGTGCATGACGCCCGAGCATGTCGCTCAGATCGTCATTCAAGTCCGGGTCAATTGTCGGGCCTGTGGGCTTGCGTGAACGTCTTCTTGCCATTTCAATCTCCTGTATCCGGCATGATCGCCGATCATACCCAGGCCGTTGGCGACCTGGGCATGTGCTGCAATCACTTCTTCTTTTTGAACTCCTTGACCGCCTTCTCGCCTTCCTTGCGAAGCTCGGCCTTCGTCTTCGGTGCCTCGACCTTCTTCGCCTTCGCGACCTTCTTCTTCGTCTCGGATGCGAAGCCCTCGTTGACGAGCTTCGCCAACGCGGCGCGTGCCTCACTCGGGAACACGTATTTGTGTCCCTTCACCTGCAGCTTCTCGATCTCGGCCTTGTGAGCGCGGAACACGCGCCTGACGTGCCGAGGATCGAGCTTCTCTTCACGCGCCCAGTCAGCGCCCTTGAACGTACCGTGCGGTGCCTCAGGACGTTTCGCCTTCTTCTCCTTCACGACCTTCTCGGGTTTCGCCGGCTTCGGCGGATCGAGCTCAGCCTTCTTCGCTTCGTATTCCTCCTCAGTCATGCCCGCAGGAACCTCGAAACGTTTCTGCTTCGGGGCGACCACAGGTGCCGACACCTTCTTCGGCGACGGCATGTCGGCGGCCTTGCCCTTCGGTCGGTTCGCGACCTTCAGAAAATCGGGGATGCCATCGAGTTCGTTCTTCGGTGCGACCTGCACCTTCGTCTTCTTAGCCATTGACGTGTCTCCATTCGAGCAGGATTGCTCGCTCAAGGCGGTCACAAACGTGCGGCCGCCTTGCACTAGCAATCAGCCCCTCACGATCTTGGCGATCTCCGCCTGCTTCGTGATGGGGAACACCCAACCAGCCTTCGCCTTGCGAACGCCTTGAGCGCGCAGGCGGCGACGAGCGATCTTCGGATTGACCCGCGAACGCTTCGCGATTTGAGTAAGGGTAACAGTGTTGGTCGTCATGATCTGTCCTTTCGTTGTGATGCAGGAGCGCATCGTGAGACGGCCCCGTAGGGCCGCCCTGCGATAGGCTCAACGTCCGCCGTTGCGGTTCGTCACTCGCATCGCGTATTCCGCACCACGATCGAACGCCTGCGCCTCGTACCCCTCGAACGGGTTGCGCAGCACGTTCGCCATGTACGCGTCGATCCCCGCGTCAAACGCCGGCAGCGTGTGATACGGCGCGTAGTCGGTCGGGTGCGGCGTCTTCGTCTGCTTCCGCTTCGTCATTTCCATTCTCCATTCGGCATGATTGCCGATCATACGCAGGGCCTGACCTGCGCATGGGCTGCAATCAGTCAATGCCCGTAACCTTGCAAATCGCATCCGAGGGCGAGGACGCGTGCTCCTTACATCTGATGATAGGCTTCGCAACCCGGATCGCAGTACGTCGGGGTATCGATGTCGATACAGAAGCGCGGCGAGTTCGGGTTGAGAATGTTTCGCGTGATCCGCACAGGGCGAAAGCCCATCCGTTCGATCACGCGATTAAACGCGTCCACGTCGCCTTCGATCACTGCGCCATCGATGCCGATACGCAAACGATCGTTCTCGAGGACCTGAACCTGACGTGCGATCGGGTGCAACGCGCCAAGTTCACGTTCGCGCTTGCGTCGTTTCGCACGTTCTGCTCTGTCTGTCATTGTCGTTTCTCCTATCGTGCTTGATTACACGACAAAACGCCCGCTGAGGTGTGAACCTCGCGGGCGCTTGAGCTTGCAATCAAATTCTCGGTTGTGGAGGCCGAGTAGTGCCGTTCCCTTTTGCGTACTGTGCAGGCCCATGTCGAACTGACCAGCCTCTCTGGGCCCTAGGGTGTCTGCTTTCGCAACCGACGCAAAACAACGGACGGCGCTGCACCTTCTTAGGAGGGCTTTTTCGCGACGGGCAGGATTGGGACCTGCTCACCCATCGCCGCGAAACGCTACGTATGCGGTCGGTGAACCTTGGCGATTGCGGGGCCTGCGAGGACGGTTCGTATCCCGTCACTGACACAAGACATCAGCGACATGCCTAATCTAAGGCATCGCAGGCATATCTCAATAGAAATCTCCAAAAATCCTCTGTCCATATCCACTTGAAAAGACACGGTTTTTTGGAGTCACTCGTCCAAAGCCTTGCGTAATCGACCTTCTATCGCGTCCGCCTCGCGTCGAACCCACGCCCAGCGGCCTTCTTTTTTCACGTCGAGCTTGCGCAGGACTTGACGCGTCCGACGCTCCTCCCAGCCGTTACGCTCGCACATGTCGCGCAAGGAAATGACTTCGCCATCGTTGCCAGACTTTTTCGCGCGCTCGACCGGCGTCTCCTCCTTCTCCCGCTTGAACCCAGGCGTCACACGCCCCGTCCATTGACCGCGGAGGAACTCCTCGATCTTCTCGAGCGACTCGTCCGGCACTTTGCCATCGTCCGCTTCCATGATCTCCTCGAGCCGATCGCACTCGATGCTCAACGTCCCGCTCGCCTTGGCGACGATCCGAGTATTTGACATCCACTTGAACTTGTCCTTGCCGAGCATCTTCATCACGAACGCATGGGCGTTCTCGACTTTCTTGAAATGCTCCTCGTACAAGCGCCAGCCGAGAGTCGAGGTGATCGTATAAAAGTCCTTTGCCATTTCACTTCTCCTTCCTGGTTCTACGGGTTGCTTGCTGCTTGTTCCACGCTCGAGCGAGAACGAGCTCTTTGTCGAAGTCCACTTTTTTTCCTTTGACGAACTTGCGCTCCCACCCCAACGAGGTGATGAGAGCCATGACCGTCGCGTTCTGCGGCCGCCGCGTATCTCCGTAGAACAGGTTCTTGACTGTCGCAGGATTGAGGCTCGCCATGGTAGCCACATGATAGAGCCGCTTGAACAATCCCTCCTTCTCAATGATGTATCTCAGCTCACCGATGACTGGGTCTTTATCGATGAACCGATAGGTTCGTAGCGTCTTGTAGATAGTCATTTGTCTTTCTCCTCAGTGCCTTCGAGCACGCAGCCTGCAACATGATACTCACCTCGCCCGCTATCCACGGACCACCGCGCGCCGCAACGATCGCACGAGAAGCCTGGTATGGATACTTTGCGCAGCTCCTTGATAACGCGCTTGTAGTGCGCAATGATCCTCTCGTCTACCTTCATTGCATCCACCATGGCATACGCTGTTGGCCACCCCACGGACAAACGACCGCGGGGTTGCAGTCCTCCGGCTTAAACATGCCGGGAGTAATCGCAAGACGTCCTTCGAACGTATGCGGATCAGGCGGGTAGGCATCTGCCTTGAGACTACGGTCCATCTCCGGTGGATGCGGCGGCACTACGATCGCATGGTGCTGACGCATCCCGAAAGCGAAGCCCACCGCAAACAGTACACTGAGTATGATTGCGGTTTTCATCAATCCCTCCTTTTGGCCCTGTGCTCATTTATCATCTTGACTATTCCTACAATGATGCAGGAAAGCAACAGGAGATAGATGAAGATATACAGCATCACTCGTCTCCCTCAGGTGGCTGCACGGCGCAGCGATCATGATAATACTTCGAGCCGGCCGCTGTCGAGGTGTATCGGCGATCAGCGTTCGGGCCGTGACGCTTGATCAGCCGACTCTTGGCGAGCTTGTTCAATGCGTCAGGGATCGAGCTCACAGCTTTCTTCGCAGCGATGACAGCAGGTGCTAGGTCCTCTCGACCCAGCGACTTGCCCGCATCAATCAACGTACCGAGGATTATGCAAGGCACAGTCTGAGCACCGCCCTTCCTCTGCGCGCCATTAGATCGGGGTTTAGGCCCTGACCCATGGAAGTTGATGCTCACCACGCCGGGCATCCCGTCGAGCGTGCGGAACACCTTGCCCAGTGCGATCTCCTCAACGTTGATAGTCAACATCATTGGTTTAGGCATGTCGTCTCCTATTTGATGATCAAACAGAAGACTGTTGCATCCGAAGACCGAGATTGTCAACTGCGCATTATTTGTTTGTTCCTTTGCGCACATAAGGAGACGCGCTACGGTCTTACGTCATTGACATCGACACGCTCATGAACAACAATCAAACGTCTAAACAACGGAGGACTTCCAATGAAGACGATCACCGTATCTATTCCTAATGAATATGCGAAGTTCTTTCCAGCAGAGTACTGGGAGAAGTATGCAAGGATGGAAAATCCTAGACAGTTTACGTCATTCATCTTCAATGGAGTTCGCGTAATTTGTGGCCTCTCGGCGCGCATCGGTCACGATACCGTCGACTATATGGTGGAACGCATCAAATCAACTAACTTAGATAGCCAAGCAAAATACTACAAGGAACGAGAATGAAGAAGCCTGACCCACTCGACCGGCTGATCTCGATCGTCGGCCCTAACTTCGCCGCCGGCCTGATCACGAACCGGGGCGTCGTGGTTCGCGCGGCGCCGATCCTACGCTACATGATCGGCTGGCGGATCGATCACGTGCTCGAGTACGCTAGGAGCCGTGGGTGGGTTGTCAGCCGCCCACCATGATCGAAGCGAGGGGCGGCCTTTGGGCCGCCTCTCTCCTGGATTTTTACTATGCCAATTATGGCAGAGTAAGTTGAACTTCCTTCCATATGAGTCGATATGATGATCGCTCCGTTTCTTCAAGCACTCGACGCATGGCTATCAAGTTCGTTCCCAAGCTTAAGAGCGCAACGCGATCATGACTTCCAAGATCGATATCGTTATCCTGTAGCCATTGACCAAACAACGGATCTGACGTGATCTTGCCCCTAGCTTGACACAACAACGACGCCAGGTCTATCGACGCATTGATCCACTCCCCTCGCGCAGAAGTGAGGCGGCTCATGGCTTCCTTGATTGGACCAGCCAATTTGTCGAGGGGGAGTGAGCCATTAGGCTTAACGCCGCCTTTCGCATAGGCTTCCAGCTGCTTTTGCTTCTTGCGTCGATAATACTCCTTATCATGTTTCTTCTTGCGTTCCTTCTTATCTTGTGCTTTCTTTTGTTCTTTCTCGAGAGCCTTCTTCGCCCGCTCCTCAGCTGCAGCCTTTTCGCGGGCGGCCCGTTCGACTGACTTCCTTGCTCGTTCTGCTTCACGAGCGGCAGCAAGATCGCGTTTAACAAAGGACGCATCTGTCTTCTTCAAGATGCTAGATACATTAGTGAGAGCATCAAGTCCGATGTGGAGATCATTGATACACCAGAACGCAAAATCCCGATCGTTGCCGATTGCTTTACGAACGTCGGCGAGCTCCACGAAAAACGTCGAGAAATAGTTGCGGCCTTTTTGCCACAACACCTTGAGCTTGTCCGGAGTAGGTTTTTCCATAGCAAGATCGGCGGGGCTGTTAACCCCGCCCCTCCCTAGTTGAAGGGTTTACTCAGCTGCTGCCTTCTTCTGGTAAGTGAGCTCGAGCAACCGCTTGACGTGATGACGGATGCGCGAGCGATTGCCCTGATTGGGACGTACCCCGATTTTCTGGGCGATCTCCTTCGGGCTGAGTTCAGCCAAGTCATCCGGCCTGTCACCGAACAACTCTTCGATCTTGCTCATAGCTTCCTTCTCCTCAGGAGAAGAACGCCGCTCAGCCTGCTCCGACTTGATATCCTCCCACTCCATCTCGAGGACACCAGCGACTTTATCGATAGGCAAGCTATTCTTCTCAGCCATCTTCCTGAGCAAGGAGACGGCCTTCAACAAGCCATTACTCATAACAACCTCCCATGTTGGGGGATGATAAACGATCCCTTAACGATAGCGAAGGGATTTACCATCCTAGTGATGCGCGACTCCGCACCAACAACAACATTTGCATCCTGGGTCGCGGATGTCAAATCGGCGAAAATCCGCCGTTCTGGCTGTGCGCCCAGTCGAACTCCGGCCTCTCATCCCACTTGTAAGTCTGGACGCTTCGAGATTTTCTCACGCGCGCGCACGCGTACACAGTTTGGCGGCGGCGGCGGGATATCATTATAATTGTATTATAAATATATATATATTAACTAACACTCATAGCCGCCGCCGCCGCCAAATGTATGTCGACGACATCATTTTTGATCAAGCGGGCAATATCCAAGAGATTTGCCCGGAGTCGTTGATCCGATTAATGTTTTTCAAATCCGCCGCTCGTTGCAAAGTTCGTCGCGCGATGTTCCGGAGGCTAGCGGACTCGTAAATCTTGGCGGCCGGAACAGGCTTTCCAGGCCCTAAAAGGTCCGCCAACAGGTTGTATGCGGCGGTGAGTTTCTCACTAGTTTTCGCACTTTCCAGCCCATTCGCTCCGCCATGCTTACGCGATCTCAGGACCTCATCGATCGAAATATCGACTGGGTTTTCTCGATCCCAGCTCAATCTAGAGCTACGTACTCCGTCACCGAGATTGACATTTTCGACGTAGTAACCCAAACCCAGGCCCGTTTTCTGGGGCGCTATGCTATTGCGAACCTTGAGAAACAGCTTTCGATCCTCGTCCTCCGGATCGACCGTGACACTATATATGTGTCGGCACACAGCACCGAAGGCTCCACTGTCGGTGATCCTGTAGAGCGCATTATATTGCCCGGAGTTCTTGTTGAAGTGGGAGACGAACAGGATCAGCACGCCTTTGCGGGACGCGAGCTCGATCACCGGCGCAAGCACGCCGCGAACGTCGGTGTTCCGGAAAGTGTCGATCTTCGCAACGCCCATGAATGATGACACTGGATCAATGATCACCAACCGCACACTGCGCGTAATGCAATCCTCGAGCATCTTCAGGTGGGTAGCGAGCGAGAACATGCCGCGCTTGTGCATACCAGCGAACTGCACACGCGTCATGTCAGCACCTGCAGCCTTCAGCCTAGGCACCAGCGTGTCGCCCACGTCATCCTCGGCATTGAAGATCACCACGTCGCCCTGCGGTGCCTTCCCGGAGCCGTCAGGCCATCGACGCCCTCGCGTCACACGGGCTGCTAGGTCAATAGTCACAGTGCTTTTCCCGCCGTCCGGATCGCCTACGATCATAGCGACCTTGCCGTAGGCGAAGTAGTTCGGCCACATCCATTTTATCGGCTTCATTGGGATGTCGCTGGCCCGGGTCAGCTCGAGGTAATCGAACTCCTCGCCGCCCTTCTTGTCCTCGATCACGCGCACTGCGTTCGACCAGCACCGCTGCATCTCGCGGACATCCTTGCCCTTGGTGCGCGCCCAGTCGCCCTCAGGTCCTTTGCGTCGAGTGATCTCTCGGCACGCCTCTTCCTCTGACATCCCGCGACCATAGCATTGCATGAAGAACCGGAAGGCGTGACCACTCCGGCTATCATCGATCTTGAAATGACCGTTGCTGCCACCACCATTCGTGAACTTGCGCTGGAAGGCGGGCCCAGAGTCACGGATGAGCCACTCGAGGCCTCCGGTGCCTGCCATGTCCTCCATGTCGAAGTCCATCAGGTCGCGCCCCGTGAAGGTGTAGTACCGGTGGGAGAAGTCTATCGACATCTCGTGGTGCGGGCCTACGCTAAACGTCTTGCGATGCTCGATCCCGAAGTCGGCCTTGAGCTTTTCCACCACATTATTATTGAGCGTGAACAGGATGTGCACGCCTTTGCCGCTGGGCGACACCTCAGTGTAGCGATGTATTCTGTGGACCACGTCCTTCGCTTCAGGCGTCAGCTTGCCATTCACGAGACACCCGTCGAGATCGATCCCGCAGACAGACCATCCTTTCTCTCCGGGCTGCACCTCGCCTAGCATTATCCCAATCTTGTCGCTCCTCGAACGTGCCTCCTTGTATGTTCCCCAAGTTCTCGCATTATCGCTCGCAGCGAGTCCGCCAGTCTTAGGATTGACCGGCAGCTTACGTCCTCCTTGCATCTTCCAATTCACCCACCGTGGCACGTTCCTATACACCGACAGCAAATGGTTCTCGGGCATTCTGCTGGCCTCCGCAGTTGACTCCGGATTGCTTGACGATTTACACTAAGTGCGTCCTTGTACTTTGAACGCTGCGGCACGCTCTCGTCAACTCAAAACTCACCTCCGGAGGCCCGAAAAATGATGATCGTAGTGGAAGGACCCGACGCGGCGGGTAAATCTACTTTGGCCCGTTATCTCGCAGAAGCTCTCGAGCTGCCTATGATAATAAGTGAAGGACCGCCCAAGCATCCCAGTGAGATGGGCGAACGTCTCAAGAGATATTCTCAGCTGCCGGCTAACATCATCTTCGACCGACATCCCTGCGTCAGCGAGATGATCTACGCTCCGGCTCTCGGGCGCGCCTGTGGGGTGTCGGCCAGAGCCGTCAAAGAGTTCTACGACAAGAAGCCATTCTTCATCTACTGTGACCCGGCACGCGGCCACCAAGTTCATGTCGTCAAGGAGCACGAGAGTCGCGAGCATTTAGAAGGGATCGCCTCTAACCGTGACAAAATCCTCGCAGCCTATAGAGACTGGGCGTTCGAGCACGCCACCGTGCTCTATCGTATCGGTGACGACATGTCCTCCTACGTCCACCACGTCATTGATTTCTGCCAGGACATCGCAGACTTCCACCAACGCTTCGACCTTGTCTACATGGGCAAGCCCCGGCACCTAGACCAAGACTTCAGGGACTTTCGCATCCGCTTCATGGCTGAGGAGCTGTGTGAGTACGCGGGCGTGTCGGAGATGACTAAGAAGCTTATCCAGTCAGCACTCCAAACCCAGCGGACTGTACCCCCGCTCGAGGATCAGTTCGATGCTCTCATCGACCTCGTATATGTCGCCCTGGGCACTTCGCACATGCATGGCTTTCCGTTCCATGAGGGATGGGCCCGTGTGCAGGCGGCGAACATGCGTAAGGCCAGGGCTATTCACTCGGACGAGTCTAAGCGCGGCTCGCTCTTCGACGTGGTCAAGCCTCCTGGGTGGAAGCCACCTAATCTGAAGGGATTACTCAAATGAAAAGAGTCATTGTCCACGGATCTGGCTACACCTACAAAGGTTGGCTGATCAGTATTGTCACTAAGCGATCAGGCGAAGCCCGCTATATTATCGAGGATGACTACGGACGTCTCTTTATCCATAATGCACAGCAGGTGGAGGATATGACCCCTGACAACCCGGGCCCAACATGACGACGCTCAACTCCTGGGTCAATCGCTGCCTCACGGTCACTCACGCCAAGCCTTCGTTCTACGCCGGCGCGCGCAAGATCATTCGTCCCTACGAGTTCACGTTCCCGCAGCTCGACAAGTCCATCACTCTCTCGAGCGCCGGCTTCACCAGCAACAAGCTCAAGGCTCTGACGAAGCATTACCTGCACGAGGAGTCGCGCGCAGCTGCTGTGCAGCTGTGGCAGAAGAGGCGGGGACAGGAGAACTACGGCTCAGTCTCCTTCACCACGTTCAACCATTTCAAGAAGGGCGATGTCAAGGGCGCTACGCCCAGAGGCTCTGTGTTCGGCCCGTGCCTCCAGTCGGTCGTTCTGACACATATTAATAAGCGCGAGTATGCGATCGACGTGTTCTACCGCTCCACTGAGCTGTTCAAGAAGTTCGCCCCGGACCTAATCCTAGTCAGAGACGTCTTGCTCCCACCGTTCGATGTCTCCGGCATGAAGCTCCAAGGCATACACTTTCGCTTCGCTAACCTGACAGCTCATCCCATGTATTGGGTCACTCTCGTCCCACACCTCAAGGACCCGGTCAAAGAGATCAATCAGATCAGAGACAAGCACTTCAAGAACTGGATCATCAAGTGGACCGCGCGGTACTTGTGCCCTGAGTACAAAAAAGGGATCGAGAAGTTCGCCCAGGCCCTAAGGGTCCAGATGGACGCACAGTCTCGAATTGACAAACAGACGCTTAAGAAGCTACAGTCGTATTTACGCAAGAACCACCCAGGTTATAAATATGAGAAGGATGATGGTTGACGAGAGGAGTCTGCTCAAGCAGCTGACGCGCAGGGCCTACTTCAAGCAACGAGGCCACTGCTATCACTGCGACGAGTTCGTCCCTCTTGATGTCGTCACAGGAGACCACTTGGTGCCACGTTACCAAGGTGGCGAGACTAAGCATGGCAACATCGTCGCGTCATGCTTCGAGTGTAACAACCGGCGTAATCTAGAGACAAACCGGGCAGGTGGGAAGTTCAACATAACGGTCGGTGACAATACCCCACGATCGCCCTTCGAGGTACTGAGGGAGAAATTTCATGGACTTGCGTCAAGCCATAGACTTCACTCTGTTGACGTTCAAGAACAAGTCGATCCTGATGAGGCGGGAAACCTGGCAGGGCCTGGAGGTGTGGAACAGACCGGAGATGGTGACACACGAGCTGACGGGCCACTCAGTGATAGCGGACATGGCGGGGAGGAAAGCCCTTCAATATTACCAGAAGCAGATAAACCCAGATCTCCCGTGGGCTGACGACCACTTCGCCGAACGCATCTCGGGCCAGCCGCTAAACCCACCACCGTCCGAGGCGCATTGGCCGCACGCCGTAAACAACGAGCAGTTCAAGCAGCGTGGCCTCTTCTCCCATACTTATCCCGAGCGCTTCTGGCCTAAGGAGGCGGGTAACCGGCCGACGGGGATCAGGTACCCCGTGGGAGATCTCTCAGACCTCATAGGCCTGCTAGCGCGGGAGCCATACACGAGGCAGGCTTATTTCCCCATATGGTTCCCGGAGGACACCGGCAATGTCAGTCACGTCCGTACGCCCTGCACCTTGGGCTATCACTTCCTGCTCACGGGCGATCGCCTGGACGTGACCTACTACATCCGGTCGTGTGATCTGCTGCGGCACTTCCGTAATGACATCTACTTCACAGTCAGATTACTTCTACACATCATTAACGAGCTGACCACAAACCCGTGGCAGAGTGTCAAGCCGGGCATCCTGCGTATGCATATCGCGAGTCTGCACTGCTTCAGGAACGACTTCCACCAGCTATTCGCCCTTAAGGAGATCAGACATGAAGAAGAGCTACCTCTGCGTCGGGGGACCTAAGGCCGGCGAGCACGTTGCAGCTGAGGGGAGTTTTAAGGTGGCAGTGCCAAAGCACCGCTACCAGGTCTATGACTCGACAATCGACACAGTGATATACCATGAACAAGAGTTTCAGACCAAAGAGGAGACATTCACAGTATGGGTGCCAAGCAATCAGACAGCACAACAGACGATCGAGCTGCTCCTAGAGACCTACGAGATTTACCGCTGCCGGCGGTAGACCGTCGCATCTCCCGCGAGCAGGCCATGATGCTCACAGCTCAGGTGTGGGCGCAACGTAGCACTTGCATGAGGCGTAACGTTGGGGCGGTCGTCGCGGTAAACGGCCGCGTCGTCAGCCTCGGCTACAACGGTGCTCCGCCGGGCGAGCCCCATTGCGATGGCGTCAACTGCGTGCCTCCGGGCCAGGTGGGCTGTGCTCGAGCTCTGCACGCGGAGTCGAACGCCATCCGCTACATCCCTGATAATTTCCGGCACGTCAGCAAGACGATGTTCACCACGGAGTCGCCCTGTCTCGCCTGCGCGACGATGATCTTCGAGCATCAGTTCCTCGCGATCTATTACCTCAACGAGTATCGCGACACTGTGGGCATTAAGCATCTAATCAGGATGAGGACGGGCGTCTTTCGCATGACGCCTGCGGGCATGATCATGAAGAAGATTTTAAGGGGCGATGAGCTCGATGAGGTCATCCACCGCGATTGACAAAATTTTGCTTTGTCTTGTAATTTTAATCAAACAGGAGGAGCAAATGCAGTTTGTTATTGTCGATCCAGCACGCGCAACAGTCGAGAGAGTCGAGGCTAACGAGCTCACTGACGTCTATGATCAGGCGGGCTTGAGAAGAAACAGTGTGGACCACGGCACAATAGTTTGGTCCTTCATCTCCAGTCATGTCCTCTGTATTGTCGTCTATGAGTACAGCCTCTTTATCCCACCAGATAAGGCCCGCTATTTCTCCATCTGCAACAGGCTCTTCGCCGGAGGCGCGGTGCTCTACGCGGCGGACGAAGCGGGTGAGACGGTAGACCTCCTCGTCCCCCCGTCAGTCATGTTCTACAGGGACGCGGCCGAGGTGGAGAGGGCCATCCAGGCGGGGAACATTATACGGCCGATCAAGGCTTATAATGGAGAGGTCGTCTGGCAGTGGCCGGAGCCGATGGACGTTGCCCGTGATCAGGCTGCGCTCAGACGAGCACTCAGCGACCTAGGCGATGGCCTCGCCTTGCAGGTGGACGACACAATCATCATGGAGAATAAGGGATGAACAAGCCTATCCAGCTACTCGTCATGCGGCTCTCAGACATGACCCGGGTCCACCCAGACCAGATCGTGGGTAATTGCTCTAAGTGCGATGAGATCGTCGGCATCTACCCATCCGGGCAGGAGATCATGCGGACCCACCCGGGCATCGAGCTCGTCTGTCAAGTCTGTGAGCTGGGGGAGCCAGTTGACTTGCGTATCCTCGCGCCAGGAGCAGAGAGGGAAGTGTTTGAGTCGAAGAGGAAGAAGTAAATGGAACAATCAGCAGCCATGCTAGCAATTGCTCGAGAGTTGGCTGACACCCTCATGGTGTTCGCCCGGCTGAGGCGCGACGATGATAAAAAACGTATCGCTCAGCTGCACACACTGAGCTCTGCGCCGCCAGGCGACAGGAGTTGACACCGGAGGAACCATCGTCATAATCGACACATGGTCAAGCGCGACCCGCACTGCAAGCGTTGCCCTTTGCACCAGACGGCAGAACATGTCTGCCTTCTAGGGACCGGGCCGAAGCAAGCTGACATCATGTTGATAGGTGAGGCACCAGGGCATCGCGAGGACGACTCGGGCGTTCCATTCATAGGCCGCGCCGGCCAGCTCCTTGATGAGATGCTCGAGCACACCGGCCTGGACCGTAAAGACCTTTTCATCACTAACGCCGTTGCCTGCCGCCCGCCTAACAACCGCGCCCCGACGAAACGCGAGATGCACGCTTGTAAATTCTGGCTCGACCAGCAGATCGCCGAAGTCAATCCTAAATATGTCGCCCTCCTCGGCAACGTCGCGGTCGAGCAGGTGTTGGGGATCAAGGGAATAAAGAAGCTTCGGGGCCGGCCGATTGAGAAGGACGGCGTGATGTACTTGCCTATGTTCCATCCCTCATACATCCTGCGTGGTGACCTCGTTGATCAGCCCACGGCCGAGCAGGACTTCAAACGTCTCTTGGCTATCCAGGAGTTTGGAGGCATTCCAGAAGAGAGATCTCTTAACTTCACGATCGTTGACACCTGGCGCAAGGTGGACGAGATGCTCAGCGCACTCACTGGCATCGTGTCCTTCGACGGCGAGATGACGCAGCTCTACCCCTGGGGCGGCAAAATCGTCTCGATGGGCTTCGGCACTAACGTGGGGGAGTTCCTGCTGCCCATGTTCCACCACGAGTCTCCGTGGAGCGAACGTGAGCTAGAGACTATTATCAACCGGGTCACTGAGCGGCTCGAGGACTGCATCACTGTCGCGCAGAACGGCAAGTTCGATCAGCTGTGGATGCTCGTGCACTATGGCGTCTTCTGGTACTTAGACTTTGACCCAATGCTCGCCCACCATGCCTTGAACGAGAACGCGCGTCACGATCTGGAGACCCTCGCGCGCACGTACTTCTCGGCTCCAGAGTGGGACATCCCGCTGACGGAGAAGCAGGGCAACGCTCCCTTCGAGAAGATCGCCAAGTACCAGGCGCATGACGTCTACTATACGCGTCGGCTCTATCATGTCTTGAAGCCGCTCCTCGCCGAAGATAGGCCCGTCAAGCGTCTGTTTGACCATCTCATCATGCCGGCGGCAAATCTGTACGTCGAGATGGAGGAGCGTGGCTGCTACATTGATCTAGAGAAGATGGACGAGGTCGAGAAGTTTCTGCGCACCGAGATCGGCAAGGCCGAGCAACGCCTCAACAAATGGGGCGAGATCAACTGGGCGTCACCTAAGCAAGTCGCCGAGCTCCTCTACGGCAAGCTCAAGATCAAGTGCCCCATACGAACGAAGAAGGGAGCACCATCCTCATCAGAGACTGCGCTAAAGATGATCGACCACGAGTGCGTCACTGACCTGCTGACGTATCGCGGACACAAGCAGCAGCTCAGTTTCTTCATTGAAGGGTGGAAGCCGTTCATCGCCGAGTCACGCATTCATCCCTCGTTCAAGCTGCACGGCACGGTGACGGGACGCCCATCCTGCCAGCATCCTAACTTCCAGCAGGTGCCGCGCGACTCGCGCATCCGCTCGCTCATCGGAGCCCCTGAGGGTTGGGCGCTGATCGAGGCTGACCTGTCTCAAATCGAGCTGCGCATCGTCGCTGAGCTCAGCCGTTGCCCAAGTATGATGGAGGCCTTCGTCAACGAGCAGGACATCCACTGGCGCACCTGCCTCGGCGAACTCGAGCGATACGCCGGACAGAGGGAGTTAGTCCTCGACACTGCCAAGAAGGCAGGTCTAAAGTCGTCATCCTACGCTGAGGCGATCGAGCTGCTGAGGAAGATCGGGCCCAACGAGGCTGCAGAGATTAACCCGCTGTGGAAGGAGATGCGCAAGAAGGCAAAGGCTGTAGGTTTCGGTTACGTCTACGGCATGTGGTGGCGCAAGTTCATGCAGTACGCCCGCGACAATTACGACATGGTCCTGACTGAGAAGGAAGCGCAGCAGTCACGTATCTCATACTTCCAGATGTATCCGCTCGAAGGATGGCACAACAACCAACGCCGCTTCGCACGGGAGTATGGCTACGTCTGCGCCCTGTCAGGACGTAAGCGCCGACTACCTCTAGCACAGAGCCGTGACGACACCCCGGAGCGCGCTGAGGCGCTGCGTCAGGCGATCAATTCACCGGTGCAAGGGTTTGCCTCGGACATAAACCTGATGGTGCTGCTCGAGCTGCGAGCACGCTTCCCGCGCTCCGTGGTCAAGCCGGTCATCACGGTCCACGACGCTATCCTGGTCGAGGTGCGCGAGGACTACGTCAAGCGAGTAACGCACGCCCTCGAGGAGATCATGCGCGGGCCTAAGCTGTTCTTAACCTTCGGGATCGAACTGGTCGTGCCGATCGAGGGCGAGGTCAAGATCGGCCCGTGGGGCTCTGGCGTATCGTTGAAGAAGTGGAGAGAGTCATGAGTGTGCTGCTCAATCCGCAGCTCTTTGGTTTTCTCAACCCGAAGAACTGGCCCGAAAAGGACGAGGAGCTTGACGAGACTGACTGTCTCATCCTTGAGAAGATCAGGAACACCGGGCGACTCGACACGGTCTTTAGTTGGCAAGAGAGCACCTGCATGGCCTGGTATCAGAGAGGCTACTACACTGACACTGTAGACTACGAGGCGGCGGACATCCACGTCAAGGATGCCATCCGCGATAAGTCCGCGTTCTTCACTGACGAACAGATCGCGGCAAGGCGGAAGAAACGACTCGACCGCCAGCAACTCACAAAGCTTCAGCTCGAGCAGCAGGCTAGGCTGCCCGGAGGGAGTAGTGCAGATTGCGATCGAGGACATGCTTGAGAGCGGCAATGTGAGAAAGGTGGGAGGATGAAGATGCTAAACAATCGGATCAAGGACATACAAATACCGCAGCGTATGAGATCACTGCCAATCAGTGACGAGGGCTACCCCATTCCGTACTTCGTCCCGTGGATCACCGACGCTGAGGGACGCCGGTATCCTGAGTTTCGAGCTATGGACACGGAGAAGTTCTTTCATGCCATACGGCATAAGCGGTGCTGGTTGTGCGGGAACCCTCTGGGCAAATACCTCTGCTTCCCGATAGGCCCCATGTGTGCCATCACCAGAACTTCAGCGGAGCCTCCCAGTCATCTGGAGTGCGCCGAGTATGGCGCCCGGGCCTGTCCCTTCCTCACCCAACCTCGGATGAGAAGGAACGAGATGGATCTACCGGAGGGGCGAGGCGTTGCCGGTCTAGCTATTGAACGTAACCCCGGCTGCGTAGTGATCTGGTCGACACTGAGCTACAAGACCTTCAAGCCTCCAGGCGGTGGGATTTTGTTCGAGATCGGTGAGCCGATCACGGCATCGGCATGGTCTCAAGGCAGGCAGGCCACGATCGAGGAGATGATCCAATCGATAAGGACAGGATACCCTCTGCTCGAGACGATCGCGAAAAGGGATGGTCACGAGGAGGAGTTGAGAGACAAGCTGGTTATAGCTCTTAAGGTTCTTGGCATCGAGAGCATGTACCTACCGGAGAAGGTGATATGACGCCGAAGCAGATCGAGATCGTTGAGGTTTGCATGCTCGGAGTGCTGAAGCAGAAGGAAGTCGCGGCGTGTGCCGGATGCACTCCGCAGTACATTAACAAGGTCCTCAAGGCCTACATGCCGGAGATCATGCCGAAATACAAACAGGGAGAAGGCAATGGACATAGACCTACAGTTCCTCGTAAGACGCGGGTACCTAAAGCCAAGACGAACCCATGACGTACTGGCTTTTATCCACGCTGTCCAAAGATGGTGGAGAGACTTCGTGAACGAGCACAGTGACAACAAAGAAATCTGGACCAAGCTTCCGCTCGAGCTGCGTCAACGATACTGTAAGGAAACGAACTATGACGAGTTCCAACCAAGCCCAGAACTCCAGGATGAAATCCGAGCCTACTTCCTCAATGAGGCAGCTCGACAACAACCGGACTGAGGCGGGCCTGTTCAAGGTCAGTCAGTCTAAGGTCCGTCAGTGGCGCACGTGCCGACGGCAGTTCTGGTACGCCCACGTCATGAAGATCCAGCGCCGCCGTCTCCCACGCCCACTCGCCTTTGGCTCCATCTCGCACAGGATGAAGGAGGAGATGGCCAAGGGCGGCGATCCCTACCAAGTCTTAGAAGACCTGCCACCGCAGGACCTAGACGCCTACATGTCTGACCCCGAGAAGTACGGCGACATCGTCCAAGACCTGCGGTACATCTATGAGGCCTACGAAGAGTACTGGGAGAACGAGCCGCTCCAGTACCTCTCGCACGACGGGCGCAAGGCCGAGTTCCCCTTCGAGGTCGAGGTGGGTGATGACATTCTGGTCAAGGGAACCATCGACGCAGTGACTAAGCATCGCAAGATGAACTGGCTGACCGAGCACAAGAACCACCGCAACATCCCAAACGATGACGAGCGGTGGCGCTCACTGCAATCTGTAGTCTACATCAAGATCATTGCGATGCTCGGGTGGTGGACGAACCTCGAGGGCACCTGCTGGGACTACATCCGCTCGAAGGCCCCCTCACGCCCCGAGCTTCTCAAGGACGGCAGCATCAGCAAGCGCCGGATTGACACCCTGCCGAACGTGGTCCGGACTGTGTTAAAAAAGCAACGCCATCGCCCGGAATACAAAACCCTGGTTGACTCCGCCGTGCTCAACATGTCAACATATTTTCAGCGCGTTTACACGCCGATTAAGAAAACGGTCATCGCCGAGTTTTGGGGCGATTTTCTCACGACAGCCGCGGAGATGCGGGACGCTGATATTCTAAAGGCACCAGTGCGTACGGTGGCGCGTCATTGTTCGTGGTGTCAGTACGAGCCGCTGTGCCGGGCATCGTTGACAGGAGGAGACGAAGAATACCTGATCGAGCACGAGTACGCGCCTAGCACCTACGGAGAGCAACATGAAGAAGCCAGCGACTAAGAAGGGGCTAGCAGGAGTGGTTCACGTCAAGGATATCGACCGAGCGAGATCATGGTGCTTCTACGGTCGGTCAGGTTCCGGCAAGACAACGCTCAGCGCAACGTTCCCCGAGCCCGTTCTGCTCCTCGACGTGAGGGACCGAGGAACTGACAGCATCAGCGATTGCGACGTTCGGGTTAAGGAGATCGATACGCTGGATGACATCGAGGACGCGTATTACTATCTCAAGGAAAATCCCGAGGAGTATAAGACCGTTGTGATTGATACGGTGACGCAGCTGCAGCAAGTGTTCATGGAGGAGGTGGCGTCGGGATCACGCAAGAATGGTCGCGCCATCGGGCAATGGGGAAGCCTGTCACAACGTCAGTTTGGAGACGTCGCTGCGTTGATGAAGGAGTGGGTTCTCAACTACCGCAACCTGTCAGACCTCGGGATTGAAGTGGTGTTCACTGCGCAAGAGCGCACTTCACAGATAGACGACGACGGGCGGATGGATGAGAACATGCTGGTGCCGGAAGTAGGCCCGGCAATGATGCCGAGCATAGCAACCCATCTCAACGCTAACGTCTCGGTCATCGGCAACACCTGCGTTCGTTTGAAGCGGCGTAAAATCCAGAAGGGAAATAAGACAGTGGAGAAGGAGGACGCGCTGTACTGTCTAAGGGTCGGGCCTAACCCGATCTACACTACGAAGCTGAGGAAGCCGCGAGGGATCATGGCCCCCGCGTTTATCGAGAACCCGACTTATCGGGACATCATTGATGCAATGAAGGGAGAATGAGATATGGCACGACGTACTACGAGGCGAGCCAGCAGCAAGTTCACGGTCAACTTGTCTGGCTATGATCCTGAGGGACCGGACTTCGGTAGCGGTGAAGGCGGTGGGTTCTTCATCCCACCGGGTGAATATCCCGTGCGCTGCGAGTCAGTGGAGAACAAGCAGTCCAAGAATGACGCTGACATGCTCGTCTGGGTTTTCGTCGGCACGGGTGGCAAGGCGAAGGGCAAGAAGTTCTGGCTCTACACCGTGCTCGATGATCATCAGAAGGTGGGCAAGACCCTCGAGGCCCTGGGCGTTGCGGTCGAGGATGGCGAAGTGGAGTTCGACCTCGATGAGGTGGTCGACCAGGAATGCAACGGTGAGGTCTATACCGACGTCTACAACGGCGAGCGCCGCTCCAAGCTGCGTAAGGTCTACGCGGGCGACGCGGAGTCTGAAGAGGAGGAGGAGAAGGAGGAGCGTCGTCCCGGTCGCAAGGGCAACGGCAAAAACAAGGTTGTCAAGGTGAGCGAGGACGAGGTGAAGGACATGGACGAGGACGAGCTCGAGGAGTTGAACGAGAAGCACGACCTCGAGGTCGACCTCAGCAAGCTCAAGACCTTGTCCCGCAAATCGAAGGCGGTCATCGAGGCGCTGGCCGAGAAGGAGCTGATAGAGTAAGACCACTTTGAGGGCTGGGTCCGGTCATGGCCGGACTCAGTCTTTTTTGGGGGGCCCATGACTAGGAAGCCAGAGACCAAGCTCGTCGGTAAAATCCTCATTGATCTCCGCCCAGCGGTGGGAGGATACTGGGTCAAGATACATGGCTCGCCCTTCCAACGCATAGGGCTGCCAGATCTCATCGGATGTTGCGAGGGATTGTTCTTCGGGTTGGAAGTCAAGATGCCCGGTGAAGACTATGAGCCGATCCAACGGCGCGAAGCCTACGACATTATCACCCAAGGTAAAGGCATTGCAGCCTGCGTCCACAGCTCAGAAGAAGCAATCGCTGTGGTTAAACAAGCTCTACGAAAAGCAAAGAGGAGCGTTTGACTTCATCGTCAGTCGACCGGCGACCGCACTGTTCTGCACACCCGGCACTGGCAAGACCTACATCTCCCTCGCGGTGCTCGAGCAGACCGACTGGCGCGTCGCCCTGATCGTCGCCCCGTTCACGTCCCTCGGCATCACCTGGCTCCCGAAGATTACCTTATTACCCTTGACAGAGGTTCACGGAGGGCTTGAGGAGCTCCGTGGTTCGCTGAAATCGCCGGGGCGACATCCCTACCGGCATATCGTTTTAACGAACCCAGAGGCCCTGCGCAGGGACCTCAAGCGAATTGATAGGCTACCGTGGGACCTCGTGATCTGGGACGAGAGCCAAAACATCAAGAACCGATCGAGCATCAACTCGCGCCTTGCCCGACGCTTGCGTCACGTCCCGCGGAGGCTAGCCTTGTCGGGCACGCCTCTCGATACAGGACAGATCGACATCTGGGCACAGATGCGCTTCGTCGATCATATGGTCTTCGGGGAGGACTGGCGGGACTTCGCCAATGAGTACTGCTATAAGACAGGATGGATGGGGAAGGAGTGGAAGTTCTCGGAACGTAAGCACCCGCAGTTTCTACGGGCCCTTAGGCAACACATCTTCCGACTCGATGATAAATTTCTGGGCCTTAAGCCTTTGCAGCTGATCCCAGTTCCGGTGATACTCCTCGGCAATCAACGTCAAATATACGAGACGATGGAACGTGACAGTATAGTGGAGTTCGACGGGGGGATGGTCCGTGCCCATAACGAGGGGGCGCGGGACGTTAAGCTTTCGCAGATCACTGGCGGTGCAATGCTTGATGAGGAGGGACAGGCTCACCCCACAGGCCGCGCTAAAGCGCGCAAGCTCGCTCACCTGTTGCGGCGTGACGACTGGCCCGTTGTCATCTTCTGTCAGTATCTGCACGAGATCGATATCATCCTTGAGCTGTTCGCCCACGAGCCTTACACAGTACGCGTAATCAGCGGAGGCGTCAAATCAAAGGAACGAACGCGCATTATCAGTGACTTCCAGGCTGGTAAAATCAACGCGCTCATCTGCCAGATCAAGACGGGCGGTGAGTCGATCGACCTGACGCGTGCCAGCACGTTGATCATGTATAGCATGACATATAGCTACATCAACTTCGAGCAAACAATCCGGCGACTCCAGAGAGGCGGCCAGGAAAATCAAGTCCGGGCCTACATCCTCTACTGCGTTGATACTATTGACATGGACAAACTTCAGCTTGTAAAACAGAAAAGTAAGACCTCGTTTCGTATACTCACACCCTTTGAGGAGTAAAGCTAATGGCAAAAGAGGAGCTCGGCGTTGCCGATATGGCGAAGCACATCAAACGGTCCGAAGCAACCACCCGCAATCTTCTGCGGAAGAACAAGGTGAAACGATCCGGTAAGGCTTACGTTTGGCCTTCGGTGGGCGCGATGCAGGCCGCTGCGAAGAAGCTGACCGGCGAGACGCCTAAGAAGAAGAAAAAGACTGTCGAGAAAGCCGCCGCGTAATACCCCGACACCACCCACCTATCGCCTGGCGAGCCCGAGAGCTCGCTGGGCCTTTTTCACAGGAGGACCATATGGCTAAGAAGGACCCACGTGATATGGTAGCGATGGAGGATTTGCTCGAGCATCGAGCGAAGCAAGTGGAGGCAGGATTGGCCACATTCCATCACATGTCGCAACAGGTTGATGATTTGCAACGGCAGGTCGCGAACGCGCATGACCAGATCGCCCGCCTCGATACACAGATCGAGTCGCTCAAGGAAGTGGTCTCGATCTACGAGAGTCAGGCGCGTCACTACCAGAGGGAGCGTGACCAGGCAGTCGCCGATCGGGCGGTATATGAGTCACTGTTCGCCTCGTTCCAGGCGATGCTACGCGCCTTCAAAATTCCCACCACTCCGCTGGTGCGCGAGCAGTCAGAGGAGGAGGCATTTGCGGGGAGACTCGCTGACGGCCTGCGGGAGGGTCTCGATCACGTCGACCGTGCCGCGGGCCATGCCGAGTATGGGAACGGCGATGCAACCTCCTGAGGCAAGCTTAGCCATCCGAGTGGATAGCGACCGCAAACCCATGGCGGTCGTTATCACGATCGGCAGTCGGCTGGTCGCCCAGGTCTCTATCAGCCAGGTGCGGAGGATAATCGAGCAGATAGACCGTCTCAGCGGAGATCGAAATGTTTAGCTTATCGGGCCTGATGGCATCAGTGGGCGACGATAACGTCACCATCCAGACTATTCATCAGTCGATGACGGAGATTGCTCAGACGAAGAGAGGAGACTCAAGAATAACCTTCGTTACCGACGTGAAGGCTGACGACGTGCTACATCAGCGGATGGTTGGCGTAGTGATATGGATACGGCGAGAGGACATTAACGCCTACCTCCAGGAGACCGGCGGAACGCAGCTTCCCCACAGATGAGAGACTTTCTGTGACTGCGCCCGCCGGTCATTCATATATCTCCTTGACTCCTGGCTCTTCGCGATCGGCCTTCAGGAGGCCCATCTTGCCGAGCATCCATTGAACTTCCTCGAGACACCACGAGGCGACGAAGACGTCTGTGGCTTTCCCGTCAACGAACTTGCGAGCGACGAAGTCGTTGGGATAATCCTTGGGGTGGTCGACTATCTTCCAGACGTTAGTCACCATGACATCCCTCCACCGGGTAGACCACCTCGATCTCATCATCGGTCGTAATGCCGAGCGCATCCATTAGGGCGGGGGAAATGTCAGCGACGCGACCGGTGTCCTCGTGCGGTCCCCAGTCGGCAGGATAGGCAAAGAACCAGCCTCCCGTCTTCTTCCTTCGAACGATCGCGCAGTGCGATGAGTGATCAGCCAGCATGTCCTTCGGCGTCACGTCATAGTCCCACCGGCAGGCTACATAGTAGGCGTCAGGATTGAGACGTCGCGCTAGCCCGGTCGTTCCCTCCGGCTGCTCGCTCAAGAACAAGTGGGGATAGGGCTCGGCATCGTAGATGAAGGCGAGGCCCTCGTCTGGATCTACGCCGTCATCGTCGGGACCACCGAACCATGAGCACTTGCCTTGGAAGGTGACGCGTTCACTCATTAACTTCTTCTCCTATGAAGATAGCTACAGTCCTTGCGATGCTGTCGCAGATGGCATTAAAGTTTCGAAGATAAAGCTCAGCGTCCATCATACTATCAACAAAACACACTTCGATCAATACTGCAGCTTCTTCGGTGTTGTTCAAGAAGTAGAGGTCCGTACGATGCTTCGCTCCCCTGTCTAGGAACGTGGCCGCGTGGCTTATAGCATCGCACAGATCATCGGCCAAGGTGTCCTGGGTCGCGTAGAGCACCTCGCAGCCCATCGGCTCTGGCGTAGGCTGATAGGCATTGAAGTGAATAGAGATGTCGAGCAGTCGGGTGTGGCTGTTGTGAAAGTCCACGATCCGATCGAGATTTTCGTCCTGAGTCGTAGAGACATTATCGTGGAAGACCTCTACCGCGACGCCGATCTTCTTGAGCTTCTCGGCTACATCGTCCACAACGCGGCGAGCCTCGTTCACTTCGTCGAGGTACTCGGCCGCTCCGCGGACCTTGAGCCCATGACCAGAAGAAATTACGATGTCAGTCATTGCAGTACCTCTTCGACTTTTTTCTTGACCGTATCACAGTCCTCGGTGACAGCCACGAACTTCCCGTCAGTTGTATGAACGAGACACCGGATGCTCTTACCAAAATGACTTGATGCGTCTGGTCTCACGGGCCTGACGGTGACCACCTCGTATGGATTGAGCTCGATCTTCTGGTTGTCGGGCCCAGTCAACTCTATCATGTGAAAGGCGAGAATGACGAGCATAGCCGCTCCTGATGGCTTGAGCTGCCTTTCGGTAGATCTCCAGCATCACGTCTCTTCTCTCTCGGCAACCTTGACAGCTCACGGGTAGACCTTCTTGATCCAGTCAAGGTTTCTGCGATCCGGGTTGGGCTCGTACCATCCCTTGCCAGTAAAGATATTCATGACTGACCAGAAATATTCATCATACATCTGGGCCACTCGAGTCATAGAGAAGTTCTCGCCCCAAGTGCGGCAGGCTGCAGGATCAATCGTACCTATGTTCTGTGCGGCCCAAGTAAAGTGCTCGAACGTCCTGCACCTGTAGCCGGTGATGCCGTGGAGGTTATTCTCTGCAAAGGCTCCCCAGTCAGGCGTGATCGTAGGCGTGCCGGAGAGGTGGGCCTCGGTGACGGTGCCGCAGAACGGCTCGAGGAACATAGAAGGAGCGATCAAGGCCTTGGCGCTGAGGAGAAGAGCCCGCCTCTGCTCAGTGTCTACCATGCCGACATGGATGACGTGATCGGAGGGCTTATCGACTTCTCCGGGGCCAGCTACAAGCAGTCGAGTGCCCACAGCCTCTACGATCTCCCTGGCGACGTGAATGCCCTTGCCGAGATATACCCGGCCGAGGAACAAGAAGTAGTCTCCCTTCTCCTTCGAGAACGTGAAGTCATCGACATCGAAGTAGTTAGGGATCACCACGTCATACCAAGTCATCTTGTCGCAAGTGGCTACGGCGTCGAGGCCATAATAGGCATGCATGAGCGAGTAGGACTCGAAGACCTTGAACTGGGCGAAGTGTCCTCCGGCATAGCCGATGCCGGGCTCGACTAGGATCATGTCGAGATGTTCTTTAGCAGTCTCATAGTGCCCGGCTCCCCACATGCAGAGCAGGAAGTCGCGCGGCTGTTTCCTCTTCTCTATCTCAGCGACGGCGATGCGATGAAACCTCTTATAGACGGGACCGTTGATATCGTAGTCGAGGTACTCAGCGGGACTACGGAGATCTTCGCGTCGTGTCACTGGCACCTGCTCGTCGCACTCGACTTGTGACGCCTCGTTGCCGTAGTGGATAACTGTATGGCCAAGCTTCTTGAGCATGGCGCAGAGCTTGACGACTTTCTGAGTATAGGCGCAGCTCAACCACTCCCTGTTCGACGCAGTGTGGGGAACGCCGAGAACGTGAAAGCGATACATGAGGACTCACATGTTCGGGTAGACCTGGAAGGCTATCCAAGTATATGTATTGTTGCCACCACAGTTGTTCCAGACGCGATAATACGCCGAGCCGTCATACATCAGTGACGAGCTGCCGGAGGGAGGAGAGGTCGTGCCGTCTACCCAGGTCCAGCTAATACCTCTACCGGGAGCGGGCGCAACCAACATGCAGCCGCCGTTCGTGACTAGATAGATCGCCACGTGACCCGTTGCGCTCTGAGCGATGAAGACTACCCACGCCCCGCCTGGCACGATCGGATAGTTGGCGCCATTGGCGATGTTGATGACGCACTTAGTACCTACCTGAGGATACCCGGAACCGGCGACGACGGGCGAGAGGATGGTGCCAGAGGCGGTGAGACCTCCTCCAGAGGCCCCGGCCGCTCCTGACGCCCCGGCCGCTCCAGATGCTCCAGCGGGACCGGTTACGCCCTGGACGCCGGTGGCTCCTATCGGACCTGTCGGGCCTGTGCCTCCCGTGCCTCCCGTGCCACCAGTCGCGCCGGGAGGACCAGTCGGACCCGTCGGGCCTGTAGAGCCCACTCCGGCACCAGTCGCTCCCGTCGCGCCTGTCGCTCCGGTCATCCCTATGAAGCCCTGAGAGCCGGCGATGCCTGGAGGTCCCTGTGGACCGGCTGGACCAATCGGGCCCATCGGTCCCGCAGGACCCACGGATGGAACGACCAAGTTTTCTGTCGTCATGTCGTCTCACATATTCGGATAGACTTGGAAGGAATTCCAACAGAACGTATTCGTACCACCCTGATTATTGTAGACTCGGTAGGAAGCGCTGCCGTCGTAAGCGACCGAGCAGGAACCGCTGGCTGGAGCCGTCGTACCATCTACCCACGAATAACCAGATGGACCACCGCCACCCAAGCCACCTGGCGGAGCCGGAAAGACCAGATAAGCGACGCCGTTGGTGACGATGTAGACAGCGACCTGTCCAGTCATGGACTGTGCGATGAAGAGTATATCGAGCCCACCCGTGGAGATTGGGTAGTTCTGGCCATTGGCCAGAGTCACGACGCACTTCGTACCCATCTGGGGAAGTACTTGTCCTGCGAGGACCGAGGAGAGCATGATGCCGGTGGAGTTGATGCCCCCACCGGAGGCTCCTACTGCTCCCGTCGCTCCGGGCGCACCGGCGGCCCCAGCCGGGCCCATGGCTCCTCCCGTGCCAGTGGCCCCGATAGGACCTGCTAGACCTGGCGCACCAGTTCCCCCGGTGCCTCCAGTCCCGCCCACCGTGCCGGGAGGACCGTCCGGCCCCGTGGGACCAGTGGTGGGACCGTCCGGCCCTGTCGGCCCTGTGGGACCAGTGGCTCCGTTGAAGCCCCGGGCTCCTGGAGGACCCGGGACTCCCTGAGGTCCCATCACGCCCATCGGCCCCGGAGGACCCGCCGGGCCTACAGCGGGGATGGTGATGGTGTGCATCAGCCGCGAACGCCAACATAGTTATTGACTGAGTAACTCGTAACGGAACCGTTCGTAGTAGTAAAGACAGAGGTCTGGTGATAGCCCTCGGCGAGACCATTGGCCATACAAGACGGAGTGATGGAGAGGCCACCACCAGCCGTTATCGTGTCCTGCCTCAGGGTGGGCGTATAGCCGGTACTATCGATATAGATCGCGGCAGTGTTGATGGCATTGACGGTAGAGTTGTTGCAGGTATAGACGGCCGAGATGATGACTGCCTCGTCTACCCACGTGCAGAACGGTATCTGAGAGAGCGTCCCGACGCCAGAACTACTGGACGTTCCAGGATAGTATGCCTTGAGTCGTCTGTTGAACCACGACAACGTAGTGATATCGATGAAGTGATTGCTCGCGTCCATGTAGGTCAAGCCGACCAGCGAGCGCGTATTGTCTCCACTCTTAATCTCTACGCCGATGTTACCGGCAGTCGTATCAGTGGCATGGGCCGTAGCGGAAAGCTCGAGAGCCACTGCGCTGCCGGTCCAATAGGCATAGACATTGTAGAGAGTGCTGGCGACGCCGGTGTTAGCGACAGTGACACCGGCAGCCGGTATCTGTCTGACTACGCCGGCGATCTGGATGGAGGTTCCCTTGAAGGCCTTGAGCAGAAGTTGAGTCGTAGAGCTGACTACGAGGCGAGTGCTCTCTCCAAATCCTATTGGCCCCGTAGCTCCGACAGGCCCTGTCGCGCCTGCTGGACCCGTAGCACCTGCTGGACCTGGGACTCCCGTGGAGCCTGTCGCACCAATAGGGCCTGTAGCTCCGACACCTGGACCCGTAGCTCCTGTCGCCCCGGGGGTACCCGTAGCACCGACCATGCCCTGCGCACCGGCAGGGCCAGGAGGTCCCTGTACGCCGCTAGCCCCAGCGGGCCCCACAGGCCCAGCGGGGCCTACTGCTGGCACAACGAGCTGGTTAGGATCGCCCGTGTCGGCAGACGTGAGGGTTATCCGCGAGCCGCCGTTGCCTAGGATGTAGAGAGGACCAGCCATTAGCGAGTCGTTCCTTCAACCACTGTGCAGGTCCCTTCCCATAGCCGTTCCTGAAGAGTGTTTGGCATGAGACGGACCATGTCTACAACGTACTGCCCCGGAGGCAGACGGGCGAGCTGATCGCGGACGATCAAGACCGAGAAGGCTCCGTTAGTGATGTCTGTGAATGAGATACCTTGATCCGGAGTAAGCACAGACACGAGTGCCTCGTGGTCACTCTCAGTCTTACGTATCTCCATCTTGATAGTGGAACCTGTGAGATCTAGAGGCGTGAAGTCTCCCATCGAGTCGGTCGTGCCATAGACGAAGGGCACACCCCAGTCCTCGTTCTTGGAGATATTCATGACCGCAGAATAATAGGCGGGACCTGCCATCACTACACCTCAGTCGTAATAGCCAAAGCCCACATAGCCTGCGGCCGTACCGGGACAGCTATTACCCATGCCAGTGTGGGCGATGCCTCCCATGTGGACGTAATACTTCTGACCAGAGACGACGTTACCGGGATTTGTAATAGTGCCATAGAGCTCGTTGATGGCTCCCATCACGCAGTAGAGGAACTTGTTGAACGCTACCGCATTGGCAATAATTAAAGTCGGCAAGTGGCTGTCGATCGTACCATAGTCAGAGGTCTCGACGTGGGAGTTGCCGTTTCCTACGATGCGGATGAAGGCTCCGGAGAAACCGTCGACCGGTCCGAACATTCCGATGGCACCACCGTTGGCAAAGATGTGACTTCCATAGCAGAAGCCAAACTCGATGTTAACTATATTGATCTGACTGCCAGTGGTCTGGGCGTTGATGCCGTGGCCCTGCGTCGCGTCCGAGTCTGGGTTCTCGATGTGTAGACCCTGGAGGATGTAGTAGCCGACCGAGACGCCAGAGGCTATTCCCTCGTGGATGACGACGTTCTGCGGATTAGTGTTGTCTCCTATGAGAGTGACGGCCCCGCCACCGGTGATGCGCGGCAGACTTATGTGGCCGTTGTAGGTCCCGGCAGCAATGTGGAAGTTCATGCCGTAGCCACCGTTGTCCCAGTACAGGACCTGATTGAGAGCTCGCTGTATGGTCTGGAAGGCGTGGGCGGCATCGAGACCAGTGTTGCTATCGTTCCCAGTAGAGGCATTGACATAGTAGTCTATCGCCGCGTGCATCAAAGGACGCACAGGAGGAACGAAGTTGACCAGCTGATAGTTGTTGCCGTCATAGGCCAACCATAGGATTGCACCCGCGACTGCATCACCGTTGAGTAGAGGAGTTCCGTCAGGATGTACGATGGGCTTGGCTGCCAGGGAGTTAGCCTGCATCGTAGCTGAGCCCGTAATCGTATGGGCCAGCTTTATCAGGAGAGCCATGCCTTCTGTGAGAGCTGTCTGCGCGGGCGAGTAGACACCCACCAAGGCATTGACGGTGCCGGTGTCGGCGACGTAGGGCAGATCGACTAGAAAGTTGTTGTTATTAGTTGTGCTCGATGTAAAGCCTTGGTAGTTAGCGATCTGGAAGCGCGTGCCGTCATCGATCAGCTCGACGCACATGCCTCCGGGAAGATCGCCAGCAGCTGTCGCCGCACCGTTGCCACGGACGATCGTGCGAACGCCTAGGCCATCAACATTGAGAGTCGACGGTCCGGTGTTTGTGATCGGGATTGTAACGAAGAGCCTAAGGCCAGCGCGGTATTGATCGAGTGTAGGACTCAGGGATGCGTAGTAGGTGTTGGCTCCACTGGGTGCTGTAGCCTGCACATAGTTGTCGCCCTGGCGAACGGCTCTCGTAACCTGGTAGAGATCTATGTCGGCGGGCGTAAAGCCTGCCTCTGTGATCAGGTTCACGAGCTCACGCTGAGGATACTCGAATACGGCCGCTGGAGGAATGGACCCCTCGATCCCAGCGGCAGGATTGCCGTTGATGTAGCTCGCGTTTGGGTCCGTGATGCCATAAGGTTGTTCGTACTTCATGATTTACCTCAAGGTGTCCCGTACATCGGGTCTGGCGGAGTCATGTTCGCGTAGTCAAAGACAATCTGCGTCTGGGCGGGCTTCCACCTATTGAGCAAGCACTCAAGATCAGTGGCCTTAGCGATGCGGCAGTGTGGGTCTACACCGGCCTGGCCGCTGGAGGCTCTGAACCATGTCACCCGAGTCGTGGAGACATGTACGGTCCAGTAGAACCGAAGAGAAGCTGGTCCAATGTACCAGCGGAAGTCACCATGAAGACCACCAGGGTCGGCTGCTGACTGCGCAGGAGGACGCGTATCGCCGGCCCGGCTAACGCCCGCCATGAAGGGCGCATACTCACTGATCGTAATTTTGTAGCCGAGCATTCCCCAGGCGACATCATTGATGAAGAAGTCGCGGGACTGGCCACCAAACAGCGTCATCTTAAACACCAGCATCCGCTGGCGATCTGACAGACTGATGGTCTCGTGGAAACAAGGATCGGGAAGACCCCAGTTCCTTTCCCAGTCGGGTAGTAGCTCGAAGGTCTTTCTAGGATCGCTCTCCCGTTCGAGTAAGTCTGCGGCGCGCGAGTCGACAAACCCGTAATAGTCGGCGAGACCGTTGATGGCCATCACCAGCGTGGAACCTACAGCCCTAGGCCACGCCGGGCCATACGGCAGAAGTTCTAGCAGAGCCTTCGCATAGTCTGATCCGGCTCTACGAACATGGACATCCCTAGTTACTATAGCCATATGCGATATCTCCGAGCACCGGCATATGCCCTGCGTCTGGCATCACAGTATCGGAGGCAGTCAAGTCGTAACTAACGACACCGATCGCATTAATGATTGCCTCATCACTCCAGGCTCTGTACCAAGTCTGACCCGGCTTCGACTTTTGGAAGAAAGCATTCTTAAGGCTCTGGGTGATGTTCTCCCTCGTAGAGGGATCATCACTATTGAGGTTTATGATCCGGAGGTTGATTGGGTACGGCATCGGAGCTTCAACGAAGAAGTCCTCCACAGCTACAGGCCTGACCGTGTCAAGATAAGCGGCCACATTGTCTACGTCCTGAGGGAGAGGAAAACCGTTGTTGTCAGCTCTCAAGTCATCCATCATGAACCTGACCGTAACTGTACCAATCCCCATCTCGAGTGGGTAGGACCACGCCCGCGTCACTCCAGGATAAGACAGTGTCCAGTTCACATAGTCGTCTGCTGATCCTCCCATCGGAGGATTTTGAATGCGATAGAGAATGCGTCGCCTGAGCTCATCATCCGTCTCAATGTCAGCGCCACCGTCCATGAGCAACACAGTGGCGGTTTGATCTATGCCGATCGGGGGATTGAGGATTGACAGATTATCTTCGGGCTGGAGGTTTCCGGTAATCCCCGCATTGAGTGCTTGTGCTGCTACCTCGGTGGGCCCAGTCCCAAGAGTGACCACCTGAGTAGTCTGATAGGTGGCCGTGACGACACTGGTGCCTAAGAGAGTGCCCACGGGAAGTACTGTGCCTGGCTGACTACCAGTAATAATTATAGTGCCGGTGGCAACGGTAGCCTGCTTTCTTCCTACCGTGCCGTCGCTGTTGACTAGCCAGATGTCGCCATGCCGATCAAGCCACTCGGTCTCGGCGGTATCTGGGAGGAGCTGGAGCGACAGCCAGTCTACGTACTCGAGCGTTAGGAAACAGAGCGCTGCTTGGGCATCCCCTAAAACTCTGAGGACACTATTGGGGATAGTCGCGTCGCTCCCGGCAAGCTGGCCATGGACTGCGTCCCTGACCAGACTTCTAACTTGCCTCAATGTAGGAGTGTTCCAGGGCATTTATTCGATCCCTTGCCAAAGCATCTGATACATGAGATCGACTGCCGCAAGCGGGCCTCTGAAGAGCCTCACTCTACAATCGATCCTCTGCCTATCGACTCTAATAGATACCACCTCGTATCGGCTGGCTATCTTCCTGTCAATGAATGGCTGGATTGAGTCCCTGATGTCATTCACGATCCGGGCCTGCGTAGCTCCCCACTTGCTATCGGTGCCTTCAATAGCGCTCCTGCTCTCGAGCCAGACCTTGGAGCCAATCGGCCAACCATTGTGGATTATATCAGCGTCCATGTCTCCCCACCAGCCCATGCGATCGGAGCTGTCAGGATCGGGAAGTCTGTCGTCGGGACTGGCGAGACCGAAGGTCCCGAGGGCGACTACGACCGCTGTAGCTAGAGCCTGAGTGTCATCTAGACTTCCGTCCGGAAGCAGGCTCCAGTCCATCGTAACAGAATACTGCGGAAAGAAAGTATTCTGTACAAGCCGGACATCGGGAGGAGGATTGATCATGGGATCGGCCCAAGATTGCCCTTGGTGTTGATGCATGGTCCGGCAGTCGTCAGGACCTTAGCCCACGTGCCCTTAGGCTTCAGGGCACCGAGGTAGACAAACTTATCTTCATTGACCTCGTAGTAGCCTTGGTTATTGGAGAGATAGTGCCTGACGTTCGTGCCGCCTGCGGCGCTCTCGTCCTTCGTGCAGTGGACGAAGCGGTAGGACTGCTGGCCCTTCTGATAGATCGACTTCTGCCCCAGCTGACTACTGCCACTCTGCGACGTCTGCCCGCTTGTCGTGCCTCCGGAGGTGTCGAGCGTTCCGGGGGTAAGAGACCGAGGAGTAGGCGCTAGGTCAGGCATTAGATCGAAGAACGTTAGCTGACCCATCGCGCCTGAGCCCTGCTGGCCCTGCTGGTTCTGCCCACTGTCCTGATCGATCAGCTGCATCCGGACCGTCTTATCTCTCGGGCCTGTATGGAAGAGACCGTCCTTGTTGAAGTGGGTCTGCAGGAAGTCCGTGGCCTGGCGGAACATCGCAGTGTCGCCCTTCTCCAGGCCCCAGAGCCGATGGCGGCGATCGTCCATATTCCCCATTGTTGGAAAACTGCGATTGCCTCCCATGAACTGCATGAAGGTCTCGGCGCACTGAAGTATCTTGCCCTGTGCGTCCTTGGTCGCATCTGCTGCTACACTCGTGAAGCCATAGTTCTGGGGAGCCTCGATGGCGCTCCTAGCCTCATTGGACATGAAGTTGCCCTTGCTCTCCTGCATGTACTTGCTATCATCGACCTCAGGAATTGTAGCGCGGGCTCCTCCCGCGACATAGGCGCGGAACGATGAGTTGAGTGGTGTGGCTCGATGCATGACTGGTCCTATGGTGTGGGTTGTATCTCCTGCTGTACAGCCTGCGGAGCAGGCGTAGCAGTAGAGTTGGGAGCCTCTGGATTCATGAAGGCCTGCTGCTTCAAAGCCCATGGTTGCTTAAGATAGAGCTGTGTCTGTGTCCCGGCGTTATTGTCCTGTGTGAAGGTTACGTTCTGGATCTTCATCAGCATATTCAGTGGACACATGGGAGAGTAGACAAAGACATTATCCCCTGGCCACCATAGAGTAACCTCATCCCTGAACCATCCTTGTACTGTGACTGTCGCCTCGATCTGGGGACCTTCATGCCACAGCGCCTCGTTCTTCGCCCGGTCGATGACTTCCTGCACAGTCTTCACCGGCTGCTCAGATGGAGTGATCAGGATACTTCCCTTATAGCCCGATCCTCCCCACGAGCCCCTGAGTTCGCTCGCAGCAGTAAATGCATTATCGTTGCTAGCTGCACTCTGGGCCGTGACATCGTACTCAGCGTAGACGTGCTCCTTGGTAAAGATGCATTGCATTGCCTTGATATTCTGGCCCTCGATCAACTGAGTATTCAGCACGGGCATCGAGTGATCGCCGATGGCCAGGAAATTGCCGAAGCTATCGCTGCCGAGAATGATGCCCCGTGGCCTGGCGATCCGCTCGAGGAAGTCCCAGATCAATTCCCCAGGTTGGTTCTGTAGCTTATCGAACGGGATGCTATTCAGAGTCCCTATCGGAATTACCTGCACCCCGTACGGAGCTACGACTTTGTCAGCAACCTGCTTCCACGTCAGGCCATCGAAGCTGCCGGTCCCCGTATTGACGCTGCTTCTCGCCACCGGTGCCGTCCAGCTCTTGCCCTGCAGCTCGATGCCGTGGCGATTAGCATCATACGCGACTTGCCTGACTTCGATGTAGCCTTTGATGACAGGAACTCCTCCGAGATTGATCTCGCAGGGAGTGCCGGGCATGAACTGCGGGTCTTGATACCACTGTGTAGTCGTGACGGGGGCCGCGTTAGAAGAAGGCGCATCACGCTCGACGCTGGTGAAGCGGAAGTAGGCAAACGGGTCACCCCACCTCAGTTGGACGAAGACGCTTTCCCAGTCTTTGAAGTTAGTTCCTCCGACTATCAGTGTCGCCTGCTCCTGCGAGTCTGTTGAGTCTGGTGACCTGACAGGTACAGTATAAGTGTTGACAGTGGCATCGGGCTGAGATGTCGTGTCGGGAGCATCCGGTGTTAAAATAGCTGGGTTGTTTGGGCTAAACATTACTGCGACAACGCTTGGCCCTGTGTGGGACAGAAGGCGGGGTGAACGATCTTGTTCTCGTTCCTTATCTGATCGTATCTGCTGGCGTCACCGTAGAGCTTCTGAGATATGACCAGACTCGGCATGACCTTGGCGAATTGATAGTTAAGCATGGACGGCAACGGCCTGGCAGTTGACACTAGATAATTGACGATTGATGCCCTTAGAGAAATGATCGCCATGTAGTCCATGCCGTCCATGGTATCAGCGGCTGTCTCCTCGGCCGAGTCGAACGGAACTTGAATGGCAGTAATCAACTCATCTACGTCCTGCCGGCTATTGAACGTCAGAGAGGAGATGATCTTAGCCTCTTGGGCGAGACAGAGCTGGATGGCTCTATCTCTGATAATTGTAGCTCCCACCGACTGGGGATTTTCGACCGTGAGGAGAATGCGACATGTCTCCATCGAGTTGAGCGTGGCCCCAGCCTGCCGGGTCAAGTCGAAACAAGCATCGAGCGGAGCACCAATATACCCGTAGTAGATCATCAGTGCGGCATTGGCTGAGACGAAGCCGATTGTAATCTTTGCTTGGACTCCTGCATCTCCCTTGTCGACTATCGAATTGAGCAGGGCAGTCAGCAGCCTCTGGACAATCCCGTTTGCTTCATTGGCTGCGGTCTTATCGTTGATCATTATTGACGGCCCCAAGTTCCAAACTGTTGACCTAGCTGAGACTGCGTCTGGGTAGGAGGATCGGGTCCTGCCATGCCAGCTGCGGCCTGCGCCCTCAACGTATCAGCAGCAGTATTTAGAGCCTGGTTAGTATTCTGACTCGGTGTGAGGTATTGCGGGGGAAGTCCGTACTCAGCGAACTCTATATCGAACGTGCAGTAGCCGCCGAACCTGTCTTCCTCCGTCAGTCTGTATCGAGTGACAACTACGTTCTCCTGGGGAAGACCCGTCGAGAAAACCAGCGTACCAGGACCCTGAGACTCGAGGGCATTGAGTAGTGTGTCGCGAACGACTCGGTAGTCCTGGTTGAAGAGACCACCGTTAGCCCCGTCGAGTGTAATCGGATACGTGATGCAGTAAGCCCTGATCGTAAAAACCTTGGCTCTCCTGCCCATGTCTTCAGAATACGGAAGGTCTTTCTTAGGAAACTCATGCGTAATGATGCGCCGGCCATTATCCCTACTCGTTGCCTCGGCGAAGAATAGAGCTCCCTTGTACGATGCTGGTATCCAGCTATCTCGGAAAGGAAGATGTATGTCACGGATAGTCGACATCAGTTAAAGTCTCGATTTGGTACCAGAGAGAGGCACTCCAAGCGCAGTCTCAACTGATCACTGTATCTAGCTGCCAGCCGGAAAATCTGCTCCCCCCGTAATACCACATCTTGGAGCCCCATTGCCCGGGCCTCCGATATCGCCTCCAGAGCTGCTGCCTCGATTGACTCCGCTGCTCGGAGTGCCACCTTAGTCTCCTCCAGATCCAACGCTACCTCCTGGTTCGAGATTGGCCAACCGCGTTCCATCTCACCCTCCTCAATCGTTAGGACGTTGTAGCGGAGGACCTTGCTGCGCCGGCTCCATCTGCGTTTGCCGATTGACGACGGTCTTCTTGAACAGGCCCTCACCCTCCATTGTGGCAGTGGTGCCTTTAGGCGCGTTGATGTTTGCGGTCAGGGTACCTGAGCCGTTGACCTCGACTTGCTGCTTGCTCTTAGCGTCGACCGTGCGTCTGTTCGCATCGATCGCCGCTTTCTGGTTCTCCTCCTCGGCGAACTTCTGGGCGTCGGCGTAAGTGAACTGGGCACGACGCCGAGACCCCTTCCAATAGTTGTAGATCTCGCTACGCGCCGCTCCGGGTGGGAAGATGCGCCCTGGTCCTCCTGCGTTTGGATCACCAGGCATCCCTTGGTCTGTACGGCCTTGGATGATGTTCGAGCCGCCGACGACATCGTTGATCTGCGACTGATACTTCGTGGCTGCAGCTGCACTGATGCGTGTGCGTTGGGCTGCGCCTCGGTTGATCGGTCCGTAGAAGCCAGAGTGCAGTTCGTCTTTGATCGAGTAGCCGGGTACCTTCTTGCGGATCATAGACACGCGGTTGAACAGAGCCTCGACCGTTGCTCGGCCGCCTCCCTCTGTGGCCATCATCTGGTGCATCAGGTGCTTCGTCTCTGGATCTTTCTCCACTTCGTCCCAGAGTGGCTGACGTTGTTCATGGATACTCTCACTACCACCTCCAACTCCGCCTGCGGTGCTGCTGCCTGCTCCAGCCCCACTGCCAGGCCCGACATCCGAGCCGTGAGGCGCAGACCCCGGGATACCAGACATGCCAGTACTCCCACCTGGGCCACCAAGAGGAGCAGCTGGAGCACCGCCACCTCCTCCTCCTCCTCCTCCTCCTCCTCC